TGGTTTTGCTGAAGCAAGTAGTCCTTGTTTAGCCATTGTTTATTAAAATCCAGAGTAGAAGAATTGTTGTTGTCTTGTCAGACCAGTTAAGTTGTTTGCTCCAATACCTGCACCGAATGTAACATCATCTAGTGTGACGTTTTCAGTAGATAATAGAGTAGCATCAGCGTCGGGGAACTTAATAGTACGAGGACCTGTTATACCCTCTGCAGATAACGTTACTTGACCTGCAGTATTACCAGAAGTCGTAACGACTGGAGAGTTAAGAGTCTTGTTAAAAAGTTCTGCTGCAGACTTCTCAGTAATGAGCATGTTATATGTGTCTGCACCTCTATTTAGACTATCTGTATTAGGGAATCTGAAGAGTTCGTTAGTTCCTGTGTTGACGTTAGCAACATTGAACGAAACTTTTTTAGTTGCGTCAGTATTGTCAACTAAAAGTAATCCTTCAAATAACTTGTTAGAGATAGTTTGAGTGGTGGTTGTACCAACAAATGTCATTGACAAATCAGGAACCGTAAGGGTTCTGTTTGCAGTTAAAGCAGAAGTATTGAAGATTGCATAGTTAGTTGCTGCTTCAGCGTTTGCTGCTAACTTCAAATCAACCAGAGTCTTTGTAAGTAAAGTCTGTTCTGATTTAGTATCAATAAGTGTTGATGCAGTAGCAGTAGGTTCTGCAGTAGTTGTTACTGTACCTGCGTCAGGTAAGAAGTAAGAACGTCTTGCACTAATAGTATCTGTCCAGTTGATTTGAAAGATTGCCTCTTCTGTACCATCAACAAGAACAAAATTATCCTCATCAATAAGAATAGTTTTATTCGTTAGCGTCTGCTGAGTATCAGAACCAACAACCGTAGTTCCGTTACCACTAGTAATAGCAGGAAGGGTAAAGATACGAGTGTTAGTACCAGTACCAACGTTAGAAACTTCAAATCTTGCTCTAGGACCTTGTGCGTCTTCTAGAACAAAAGTTTGGTCAGATATAATAAAGTTACCCGTAACCTTAACAGCACCCGTACCTTTCGGTGAGAGAACTATATCAGTGTTATTGGCAACATCATCAACAGCAGTGATGTACAATGATGTACTGCTGTTACCATTATCAATACGAGTACAGTAGAAACCACCATCACCAAAAGCAAGACCTAGTTGATCGTATGCATTTTGATACAATCCACTGTCTCTGTCCAAGTCAAATGATAAACCAGGAGCAGTTTTTGTGCCCTGTGCTAGTCCTTTGAATAACTGATTAATTTTTGCCTTTCTATTCGGAATCAACGGATCCGACACTACGACAGGAAGAATCGCTTCTCCTGACAGGTTTGCGTCAGATATTGTTTCCAGTTGTGAAATCTTTCTGGTTCCCACGAATAATCACACTTACTATGCTACAAGGTTATTTATACAAGAAAGTTAACCGCCTGTTAAGTCCATGTCTTCTTCCTCTTCTGTTTTGTATGCCCATTCGTCTGTATGTCCCACTGACCACCATTTTGGTAGTGTTTCAACAGCATAATTTTGTGTGCATACTTTAAAATCTGGTTGTTTTAGATTATTATTATCTATCAAACTATTATCAAAAAACTGACATCTGTTGTTAGGTTGTGCAGCAAACTGTCCGTTGTCTAGTGCAATAATATTAAATGTCTTATGCTCTGGATCATGTTCTGAGAAGTTTACATCTAATACAGAGAAGTCAGGGTGTGCAGTATCAATAGTAAACTCATACTCTCCTGCGTGCATCTTCTTGTCCTTACCAAAGAACTGACATCTACCTAGTATAGGTTTCTCTACAACTGTAATATTATAATCAAAACAATCCCATAGTTCCAATACATCTAGTGGCAACTGATCATCCCAATCTATATCTGGTTTCCACACAAATGCACTGAGTGGTAACTTATCAAAGAGTGCACCATAGTCAGTTAATAATGTCTCAAAGTACAATGCCTTTGCTTGTATACTTCTAACTGAGATCCAAAGACCTGGTGTCAGTTCTCCATGCCCCTTTTCAAGATCATAAAGATATTCTTTTTTCACCCATACTTTCCTTGGAGGTAAAGGATGTACTAAGTACGCCATTTTAATTTAGTTTTCAATACTTGTAATCGTCTTTTTGCACGACGAAGTGCTTGAGGTTTTAGTTTCCTCTTGAGTTCTTTCTTACTGTGATGTTGCCAATTAGGGATTTTCATCTTTAAATTTACAAAATCTGTTGAAAGTTCTTTTCATTTCGTCATTTGACATATCTGCATATTCTGCTGCTTCTGGTAGATTCCATTTGCAACGATATAACATATCTATCGCATGACGTGTACTAGGTCTCATTTTCTATCAGCAAGTCTTAGTTGATGATAAACTAATACAAAAGCATCACAACGAGGGCAAGATAGATTTGTTTCTATCTCATATTCGGAATCCTCTGGTGCCTCATTATCTCCACCCCATATTAGGTTTGGAAACCCGCAAGACCAACAATTCATGGTGTTTGTCCTATACCTTGATTACTTATAAACTGTTTACGAAACTCTTCTACTTGTTCTTGTACTTCTGGTTCAATAGGTGAAACTTCAGCAACAGGAGTTACCATCACTGATGATCCAGTTTCAAGTTTTACTTTCCAACAAACTCTGCTAGTTTCGGTCAAACTAGTAATAAATGCGAGGTTATCCTCGTATTGTCTCATTGTAATGTCGATTGGTCCAATCATTGTTCAGCAAATGTGTAAGTAATCATCTCAGTATCTACAATGTCAGCAATTTCACTGCATGCTGCAGTAAAATCTTGTGCTCCTTCTAGATTATGGGGAAACTCCATGAGTCTATCATTACCATCAGTATCTAATACCGTAATAGTACGTTTTGATAGATTGATAAAAACATGGATGATAAAGGTGTCGTTCATGATCTTATTATATGATAGAACAATAAACCTGTCAAGTTAGTTTAGGTAAATTGTTTTTGCAGTTACTCTGAATGTTCCTGTTACGTCAGTATCCATATTTCCTCCAACTTCTATACTATAGTTCTTAGTAATATTATGAACTGCTCCATTATCTCCCTCTACAGTAAGAAAATGTCCACCTTCTAGTACATCTGTTTTCATACCAGTAGCACCACATTTAGTATTGATAGGACCATTTAGGTTAGTGGTCACAATCGGTGGCACTTTCATATGAGGTGATGCAGGTAAAACATCAGTTATGATTTGTCCATAGCAAACTGTAGTAATACCTGGTTTCTTTGCTTTATCATCAACTGGTTTGTTGATGTAGTTAAACATATTTGGTGTGGTGTTTGTGATAGTCTTCATTGAAGAAATCAAAGTATCACCTTTACACATAAAATCTGCTTTTTCTGTTTGTAAACTGTAATCATCTAAGATTCCTTCAAATTTCTTAGCACCCATTTTTATTTTTGATGCCTGTGCTTGAAATGTTGCACCTGATACGTTGAAGTCTAAGTCTGAGTTAAATGTAATAGTATGTTTTTGTACTTTGTCTTTATCTTCTGCAGGTTTACCATTTTTGTCAACTTGTTTTGCTGCACCAACAGCATCCATAAAGAATCCACCACCAACTTCAATATGACAATCACCAGTAACTTTCAAACGATAGTCACCTTCAACGTTTACAACCTTATCACCATCAATATTTGAACATTCATCACCCATGACATCCATAGTGTGATTACCTGCGTAAGATGTATGGTCTGCAACTAAGTTACCTGTGTCATCATTTGAACCACCTCTATTACTCTTCTTATATGCTGCTAACTTTTGATCTATCTCCTCTTGCGTAATATCTGGATTCTCATCCTTGATCTGTTTAAGGAACATATATTCAGCATATGTGTTGTTGTTTATATTAATAGATGTATGAACTGTACCACTAGGTTCTCTGACAACATGTGCCTGACGACCTGGAGTTCCAATATGCTGAGTGTATCCACCACTAGTAAATGTTGTTATTGCCTGTAAATATGGATCTGCTTTATTAAATACTTGATCTAAGATTCCTGTACCTGCACTTTCTCCCGCACAAGCACCTCTTTTACCTCTAATTTTATTAATATTTTCTAGTTCTTCATCACTACAACTTGTAACACCAAATAAAGGATAAAAACCATTCTTTGCTTTACCACCATTAGGTTTTCTATCACACTCATCACCAGAACCGATATTTGAAAATAATGCAACTAATCCTGTTAACCCTGCAAGACCATTTTCCATTAAGTTGGTTCCTGGCTCAAATATTGAATCTCCTTTCTCCCATTGTGATATTATATCCTTTACACCACTTATTCCTTCAGTTGTTGTTTTAACTGCACTAATAACTTTTTTCATATCAGCAAGCACATTTTCTACATTACATACTATACTATCAATGATTGCTTGCACTCCTTGTAAAAGCATTTCTGCTTTACTAAGAAGACCATTTAACATACCATTGATTAAACCCTCAATAGTTGCCATAGGAGAGTTAATAAAACCTGCTATCTGACCATCAATAGCACATAATCCAGAGAGTAGTGATGTGATTGCTTTTTGAAGTGCATTTTTTGCTGCAAAAGGAACTGAACCAAACAAACTACCTAATAAACCACTTAAGAAACCACCTAGTTCATTAACAAGGTTTGAAGTTGACTGTCTGATACCAGATACGATTTGTGTAAAGATAGCACCCATAAAGTTTTTCAACTTTCTGGTCAATTTTTCCATTGTAACTACTTTACCAGAAACAATGTCGATAAAGTTACCCGAATCTTCAGTAGCAACTAATGTAGAAGAACTATCTACAAGATCTTCCATAAGATAACTTAGTTTTGCCTCTACAGACTTCCAAGGTCCACCAACACCATTTGCAGTAGGAATAGGATTTTCTGGATTTCGACCTTTCATAGTATTACCAGAACTACCCGATAATTGAGTTCCAATGTTGTCTGGTGATCCAATCCCTCCACTACCAGGATCAGTTATCTTACTTCCTGATACTGCAACCTGTGTAGTTCCTGCTGTATTACTGACATTAGTATTCTCATTACTATTAGTATCGGATGTCCTCCTCATTGCAGGATTTACTACGGGTGAATCTATCTCTTTACCCGTAAAAACAAATGTA